CGAGCGCAAAGGCAACGATTACTCTAACCAATACCTATACCCAAACAGGCTATATCACCTGGATGAAGATCCGGGGCCTGCCGATCTACCAGGATGACAATCTGTCGGCTGTTCTGGAGAACACGAGCTCGGAACAAATCTACGGTTACCAGGATCTAAATATTGATCAGGTGTACAAGCAGGATACGGACTTGGGGGAAATGGTGGGGGCTGGCATATTGGAAGCAAACAAGGCCCCTCACACCAGGGTCAATAGCCTCCGTTTTGACGCCAATATCTCAGACGCCACCATGCGACTGTTCCTGAACATTGACGTGGGTAGCCTGATTCAGGTGATCGACGCTCAATATTCCATCAACGATTGGTTCTACGTGCAAGGGGTAAGTTTCAGCCTGGGCCTGACAGGACAGATTGGCGTCGTCCTGGCAGTAATGAAAATGCTTTCGGTTACAAATGGGGCGTTGACGCCGGTGGCAATCCAGTTCAACATCGCCACGCAGGACGCGCTAAATTATGGCGATATTCCAGGGATGGACGCCTTATCAAAATTCTCGGTTTCCTGCTGGCTGTATGCGGACAGTGAGATTAACTCCTTTGGGCAGATAATAGGTTGTTACGATTTACAAAATGGGTTTAATTTTTACTTTTCCAAGCTATTCTCTCAGCCTTTTTTTAACCATTACCGCTTTAGCGGAGGGGTCAACTCGTATGGGATCCTGGGGGGCGACAATATTCCACTGAATACCTGGGGGCACGTGGTGTTTGCGGGAGATATGTCGTCTCAGGCTTTTCCTGCGATCTATTTGAATGGGGTGTCGGAGAGTATATTTAGCGGAGTCACGAACGGCGGAGATTACCGACCCTCACAGGGGATCATCTTTACGCTGGGCAATAATTACTACAACGGAGCTGCGTATAATAACCCGTTTGGAGGGATGCTCAAAGACATTCGGGTCTACAACCGGATCCTGAGCGCGGCAGAGGCGATAGCGATCTATAACCTGGGCGTACCCTCGGCAATAGCGGGGCCGTTGGATAAAAGTTTGATCTTCCAGGGGCCGGTGGTGAGAACACCAGAGTTGGCGAACTACATAGGGCATACGCTGAGGGCGGACACGCCGGTTCTGGACAATATTTTCGGAATTGTGGGCGTTCCTAATGGGTCGCCTGCCGGCGTAGCTTTCTAAGGAGCTTATTATGGCTGATACAAAAGAGGAACTGCTAAACTTAACTACAACACTGGCGCTGACGGATTATCTGCGAGCCGTCGTCACCCCGGGAGCCGTGCCAGAGAGCAAAGATATCACATTTGCCAACCTGCAGGCGGCTATCCTGTCATTGGTCAACTTGACTGACTTGATGGTGCCGACTTTGCAGGTTCGCACTACAGCGGATTTTGACAAGACCAGTGATACCACCCTGGCAGCCGTCCCAGGGTTATCGGTCAACCTGGTGGCCGGAAAGAATTACCGCTTCACCATCCGACTGCATTGCGTGTCGGTCACCTCGGGCGGGGTCAAGGTTACTTGTGGCGGGACAGTGACGGCGGGTGTATTCATCGCTGACGCTACTCTGTTCTATGGTACGTCTGGCCAGGTTCAGGCCCGTGCCACCTCTGTAACCGGCGGACTTATATCGACGGCAGGCGCTAATCCCAATCCCTATGTAGAAATAACTGGTTTCATTTCAGTCAGTGTGGGGGGTACATTCCTGGTCCAGTTCGCCCAGGGAACCAGCAACGCTACCAAGTCCACCGTCAAGGTGGGCAGCTCAATGTTCTTAGACGAGGTAGCATAATGGGCCCGACAACGCAACTGCGGGGCAATACCGCGGAAATAGCTACTTTGCTGGGAGTTATTGACACTCGCCTTGCCCTTATTGAATCGGCAACGAGCCGGCTTGATAAATGTCTCAACGGCAATGGACAGCCTGGTCTGATTGAAGATCACCGAGTTTTACAAGGACTGGTGGCTGATCATCTAAAACGGTCGCTAGAGGAAGGTGACGCCAGGGCTTTACTGGCGAAAGAAACGAAGGACGCCAAGGACTTGTTGGCTGAAGAAGCCAGGGTGGCCCGCGAGGCGCTGGCCACCGAAGTGAAGGCGCAACGAGAGAAAATCTCTGGTAGGAAATGGGCGGTTGTTTTGGCAGTAATCGGAGCGTTCATTACCCAGGCAGTGGGACTTGCAGTTTTATATATTCGCATAGGAGGCATAAAATGAGTATTCTAGTAACAATTTTGATCGTATTGATTATCGTTGCGATTGTTTGGTATCTCATCGGAATCATCCCGCTGCCGCCGCCTGTGGCTGCGTTTCGGTGGGTGCTGTATGCGATTGTGTGCATCATCTTGATCGTGTGGTTGCTCGGGCTGATAGGTGTGCACGTTTAGAAAGGTGCATTTATGACTGGTAAACGGATAAAGCTTTCGGTTGAGATAATAGTCAATAAAATATTGAAGGTAGGGCCCTTCCCCACGTTGGTGGCTAAATCTCTAGGCGTTAGCTATCAAGCAATCTACGCACGATCGACTAAGTCTAAGCAGATTAGAGATGCCTTTGTGACAGCAGGCGAACAATTCCTGGATGATGCCGAGAACGCGGTTTATAAGGCAATCAAAAAGGGTAACGCTAAAATTGCCATCCAGGTATTGAAAACAAGAGGCAAGAACCGTGGATATTCCACCAGAATCGAAACAACTGGTATAGAAGGCGGCCCGATCAGGGAAGCCATTGGTCCAGATTTGGAGAACTTATCAGATGACGCTTTACGAGAGTATCTCACCGGACTTGCAAAGGCGGCGACAGATCTTGCAAGTAAGTCGCCTGCAACAAGTCCTGGTGGAGACGACCCGCCGGGATAAGGCCATCGGGATATTGACTCCTAAGGCCGTGGCTGCCTTTGCCGCCTTGCTTTTGAGCGACGACAAAGGTATCCCGATCTATCCGGCTGCCCATCATTGGCTATGGCTGCAATTGATGTGCAATCCTGAGATAAAGCGTCTATTGATTATTGGCCCTCCTGAAAGCGCTAAGACGACCTGGGCGTTGGCTTTTATGGCCTGCAATATCGCCTTCCATCCTGAGAGTAATAACATCATCGGTTCAATCGACGCTGAAACTGCGATGAAACGCTCGATGACTATTCGCAGCCTGGTAGAGAGCGAAACATGGAAAAGTTTATTTCCCGATATAAGCGCGGCCGGGGGCATGAAGCAGGAACAGGCGGAATGGAGTATCGCTCGCAATGGCATTGCCACCCAGGGACGTTTACACCCCAGCATGAGAGGTTATGGAACCGGCCAGGCTATCGTAGGCAGCCGGGCCGACCTGCTGGTAGGGGATGACCTGATTGACTACAACTTGTCGCGCACGATAGGAATGAGACATTTCGTCAAAGAATGGTTCCACAATTCGTTCTTGTCCAGGCTGAAATCTGGCGGAAGAGTTATCTTAATAGGCACGGCCTGGAACGCTGCGGACCTCTATGCTGACATTAGGCAGAGCGGCGAGGGTTGGGTGATCTGCAAGACTTCTTTGCTGCAGGATGGACCTTGTTACGCTGAATTATATTATCCTGAAAATTTCATGGGTCAGATGTTAGGCGATGCACAGGGTGCACAATGAACAGGCTGGTCAAGTTGCATGACGGTCGGGTATTATGGCCTTTCCACCTTGGGTTGGAAGCGGTGCTTGAACTTCAGCGGACTACTCCTCCACAGGTGTTCGAAACCATCTACCAGGGGAACATGGTACAGCCCTCAGGATCTATATTCAAGCGTGAATGGTGGGAAGGTAAGAACCGATTTTTGCCTGAGGACCTTGTAGGAGGCGTTGGGCGGTATATTTCACTGGATACCGCCTCTTCTGAATCTGAAGATGCCGCTTATACCGCTTGGACGGTAGGGGACCTTTTACCGGATTACAGGTTGGCGATTATTGAGATTGGCCGGGCCCGGCTGGAATTTCCCATGCTGGTCAGTGCCATTCAGAACTTGCATGACCGCTACCAGACCTATGACGGCAAGTTGCGCGGGATCATAATTGAAGATAAGAGCAGCGGTATAGGCGCCATTCAGACGTTGAAGCTATCAGGCAATATCGCCAAGATACTTAAGGGCTTCAACCCAAGGGTAGACAAACCCACGCGCTGGTCGCAGGCCGCCGTCTGGTGCTCGTTGGATTGCATATTACTTCCCTGGCCTGGAGTACAATACCCGTGGCTGATAGATGCTGAGGAAGAGTTGTTCTCAGTTCCCGGCGCGCCACAGTTGGATCAGGCTGATAGTTTTAGTCAGTTGATCCTTTTCTTGGAAAATCTTTTAGCCGACGGCCACAAAGCAAGGAGTCATCAATGAACAATTTACTTACTATTCCATCGAGCCTGTTATCCTTCTTCCAGCTTCACCAATCCCCGGTGATGCAAGGCAATCTGAAGAACCGAATAGCTTTTTACTCGCAATTGGATGCCTACTACAATCAGAACGGCCTTTATAACCCACAGATTGGATCTGATTATTACCTGGGCGTATGGGATGAGGCAATGAAACCTCTCAGGGATTGCGCCCACCGGGTAGTGGAGTTCTATGTCAGCAAGTTGGAACCTGGAACTTCACTCCCGATTGTGTCTGCCAATGATAAAATTATCGACCCGATCAAGCAGATCTGGCAATGGTCGAATTTCTTTGCAAAGAAGTCTCTGATTGTCCGTCAATTCGCCCTTTATGGGGATCTGTTCATCAAGACTTCAGTGAGCGCCTTTAAGGACTCCGTGCATCAGCAATATTTCCCCCCGCGTTACGTCATGGCTTATGACGAAGACGAGATGGGAAATCTTACGTACATCAGGTTGGATATACCCGACGACGATAAAACCCATACGGAAATCTGGACACTCGAAGGCTATACCACTTACCTGCATAAGAGGGGACAATATGAGGAAGACGAGCGTTACCTGGGAGACCCTGTTTCGCAAGACACTCTGAAATCTTTGGGTATCGACTTCATCCCCTTCGCTCACGCCAGCTTCATCGACGTTGGCGAAGATTGGGGAATTGGATGCTTCGCACATGCCCTGGATAAAATCGACGAAGCTAACCGAATGGCAACCCGCTTGCATGAAATGCTGTTCAGATACAATAAGGCATTATGGGTGGCCCAAGCAAACGCCAACGATTCCCAGGGGAAACCTTTACCTCCTCCTAAAGTTACTGGAGGGTCAAATACCCTTACCATCGAAGATGACACGATCCTGAGCCTTCCCGGCACTTCTACGCTGAGCGCCCTGGTCCCTGATATTCACTATGCGGATGCTTTGGCTATCCTACAGGACATGATGCACGAGATTGAACGTGACTTACCCGAGCTGGCTTACTTCGACCTGAAAACTTCCGGCGCCATCTCTGGCCGGGCGGTTGAAATGCTACTTGGGGATGCGGTAGACAAGGTGCTGGAAACGCGTTCAAACTTCGAAGCGGCCTTAATCAAGGCGGATAAACATGCCCTAACTCTGGGGTCCATTGCCGATATCTTTATGGGAATTGGTTCCTATGACGCTGGCGACTTCGACCATACCATCAATGCACGTCCGGTATTTCCGATGGATGACACTGATCGAGCTGCCTTATTGCAGATTTATACCGCTGCCGGATTGCCTCTTGGGTCAGCCATGAAATTAGCTGGCTACCCCAAGGACGTGATTGACGAAGCCGTGGCAGGACGTGCGGCTGAAAATGCGGCCAACACTGCCAGAGTAGCGCAGGCTTTCAATGCCGGACAGTTACCGACAACTGGCTGAGCAATACCTGAAGAAGGTGCGCAGTCTCATGGCCCAGCGTGAGGCTGACGAAATGATCTATCTTGCTGAAAAGTGGCAGGTAGTTCAATATGGCCTGGACGCCTATATACAAAAACTAGCCCGGGCTGGATTGCTGACACCAAATCAGGTATTTCGTTCCGCCGAATACAAGGCCATGCTTGCCCAGGCTCAAAGGCAGATGGATATTTTTGCCAACCAGGCGGTAAATATTATCTCAACCGAACAGAAGGCGTTCGCAGTCATGGGTTGGGCCCCGGCTTTGGCTGGCGTGGACTGGGTTTCTCGTTCCCTACCAGTCCAGGCCATTCTAAATATGATTGGTCGCTGCCAGGATGGTTCGTCTCTCTACGATATGCTGACGAAAAACTATCCTGAAACGATTGGCAAGATCACCGACATTTTGATCCGTTCGACGGCCATGGGAATAAACCCGATTGAAACTGCCAGGTTGATGACCAAGGAGGCGGATGTTATCGGCTGGAAGGCCCTGAGAATTGCCAGGACGGAACAGTTAAACGTCTTCCGCTCCGCGAGTTTGGAAAACTTCAAGCGCTTTAATATTGGTCAATGGGAATGGCTGGCCCAGGCAGATGCCTGTGAAGACTGTCTTTCAGAAAACGGTACAATCCATGATGTCGATGAAATCATGGACACCCATCCTAATTGTCGTTGCTGTGAATTGCCAGTAATAAATTCATAAAGGAGATTGAAATGACTAGCGTTTGGAAGGACTACCCGATTGGTATAGATTTATCCCATTATCAGCCGAACGTCGATTGGGATTATTTGAAGCAATATATTTCATTTGCCGTCGCTAAATGCGGTGAGGTTCAGGAAGGAATCAGCGAAGACAAGTGGTATGACCAGGGCTTCTCCGAGAAGATCCAGGGAGCCTACGACGCCGGTATTCCTATGGGCGCTTACATCTTTGCTAATCCTTTTGCCGTCATAGCCAAATTTGGCAATGGTGTATCTCTGGATGCTCTGAAGAACCTGAAGCCGGCCGACAACCCGGAATATACCAAACTGGTCGAATGGCTGAGCGGAAAGTTGTATTATTTCATCGCTGTGGATCTGGAACGCTGGTGGGATAACTACAACCAGTATTACCAGTTCCAAAATCATATCATCACCCAAGACCAGGTGAAGGTAATTTCAAGCCAGTGGATCATGGCGGAGTTCACGAAGTTACTGGAACACATCGCTTATGGAAAGGCCAACAAGACCCTGCGAGATGTGCCGGTGGTGGTCTATACCGGCGATTGGTTCGCCAAGGGTTACTGCATGCAGGGTACCGACAATATGTTCTACGATTGGGCGGCTCATGCTGAACCGACCTATTCGTTGTGGACGGCGAACTATCCTACTCTTCCCTCTACTCTAACTTGGGAAGCGTTGAAGGCCAACCTCCCTAATGGCGTGACGCAGAAACCCAATCATTTGAACTTCGCAAACGTGCTGTTCTGGCAGTTCAAGATCAATACGTTGCCGAATGGAAAGTATGCCAATACAACCTTTGACGTGGACTTGTCGCTAAAGTCCAAGGATGCGCTCTACCAGTGGATGAACTTCACCCCGGTCGCGCCGCCGGTAGTAGTACCGCCTGTGGTCGTGCCCCCTGTCGTACCGCCAGTTGTTATACCCCCCACGCCCGAACCAACCACGCTAGAGGCGCGGATAACAGCGATCGAAAACTGGATTAAGAAGCCGCTGTAAAACTTCTGGATGGTATTGAGGTTACTAATGCAATGGCGAACAGTAGGCAAGTAAGCCAAGTATGATTCCAATTAAAGCCAGGATGACAAAAAAGGTGACACCGTTATTTATCTTCGTCAACAGTTTCAGGCTCTCCAGCATGTAGATTTGTTCTGGTGTCATCTTTTGCTCCGCTGATTTATCTGCCATTTTCCCTTGTTTGGGATCGAATACTTTTTCGGGTTGGTCGGTCATGTGATTTTCCCTCCGCTGTTATTCTAGCACGAAACGGGCGCGGAAGTGCACGCTGGAAGGCTACCAGATTGCACAGGAAGGCCGTAGAGCGATTTTACTTTTACTGTGTATCTGAATTTGATCCTCCAATAAACATACGCTTAAAAACGCCAAAATAACGCCTATCATTGTAAGGGAATTGATAGGTGAATTTTACGTTTTGCTTATTGACAGCGTAGAAAATGCGTAGTAAAATAGTAGATATTACGAAAGGAGATCACATGGGAAAAGTAATCAATTTTGAGCTTGACGAACAGACTGAGCAACGGCTGAAGGCTATTGCAGTAAAAAATGGCATCCCGACTAAGTCGGGTACGATCAGACACCTTATCAACCAGGAGTGGTTCAAGATGCAAACGCCACGCCCCCAACCTCAGACCATCGAGGAAGAAATCGAGCGCAGGTAATCCATGAAAGAAATCCCGCTTACCCAGGGCAAGGTTGCTATTGTTGATGACGATGACTTTGAATGGTTGTCGCAGTGGAAGTGGTATTGCTGCCAGGGATATGCCGTAAGAAATAGTCCAACTGATCCCAATGGAAAAAGGGGAACCATTCGAATGCACCGCGAAATAAATCACACACCAACGGGCATGGAAACCGATCATCTCAACGGCAACAGGCTGGATGACAGAAAATCCAATCTGCGTACCTGCACCACTCAAGAAAATCGCCAAAACTTTGGAATAAAACGGAATAATACATCCGGTTATAAAGGCGTATCTAAAGATGGGAAATTTAGGGGAACCGGAAAGCAATGGCGTGCTCGAATTAGGATAAATAAAAAAGAAACTGTAATCGGATTCTTCTCTGATCCCGTAGAGGCTGCTCACGCCTGGGACGACGCAGCAAGAAAATATTACGGAAACTGTATTCGAACTAATTTCCCGATAGAACGGAGATAGCCATGTCTCAAGAAGATATTCCCGAAATGAGTCAACGCAGCACAATGCCCCTGACCGTTTGCGAGGCGGCGGAAACTTATCGCCTGGCGGTCGAAGAAATTGTAAAAGCCCGCGAACGGTATGAGGCGATCCGGGAAGAGGCCAGAACGCCAGATTTGATGGGTGACAGACTGGCTGCAATGCGGAAGGCAGACGAAGCCTGGACTGAATTTACCAGGCTGTACAATCGGTCGGTCGAGCATCCGGAGGAATTTGACGGCGCTGATCAGCTTCACACGGCTGAAACTGTACGGTGGGGATTATAGCCATGGACAACTATTCCTTTGAACTCGGTGTTCTGGCAATCGTAGTTTTCTGGGCCGCGCTTGTGACGTGGCTACAAACGATAGATAAGAAAGGTAGGAGGAAATGAGTAACCCATTTGTAAAAGCAGTAAAAAGTCAAGCCAAGTTACGACTTGCGCTTGACGGTCCGTCAGGGTCTGGGAAGACCTATACCGCGCTTGTAGCAGCCACTGTACTGGCAAAGGGTGGAAAGATTGCCGTAATTGACACCGAGCGCAAGAGCTCAAGCCTTTACAGTGACAAGTTCAACTTCGACGCGGTGTTCCTGGACAGTTTCAGCCCGAAAGCCTATATCGACATGATAACGGCGGCTGAGGAAAACGGGTATGCCGTGATCGTGATCGACAGCCTGTCTCACGCCTGGGAAGGTGAAGGCGGGGCACTGGATATGGTGGACGCCGCAACAAAGCGCAGTCAATCTGGGAACTCATACACCGCCTGGAAGGACGTTACTCCTATCCACCGCAAACTGATTGACGCCATGCTTCAGTCATCCTGCCATATCATAGCCACCATGCGGACCAAGGTTGAATACGTCATCGAAACAAATGACCGGGGCAAGTCAGTTCCCCGCAAAGTCGGAATGGCCCCTATTCAGCGCCAAGGCATGGAATACGAATTTACCATCGTTGGCGATATGGATACTGACCACAACCTGATTATCAGCAAAAGCCGCTGTGATTTCTTCGCTGACAAGGTCGAGAATAAACCGGGCGCAAAGTTCTTTATTCCTCTCATGGAATGGCTGAACTCAGGTGCGCCGGCGAAACAACCCGAACCCGCCAAGCAGCCCGCGCCGGCCCAGCCCGAACAGGCAGTTGCCAAAATGTCTATCGAGGCGGCTGAGGATGAATTTTCTACCACCTATCAGATGCCTTACGGTCAAGTCGCAACTGAAGCCCTCTCAAATATATATCAGGGATTGTGCAGCGCCAAAAAGAAACTAACGGATGAACAGCAGCGCAAGAAGGATGCCATCGACGTAATCATGGCCGCTCGTACTGCAGGCCGTCCGTTGCAAACTGTGCAGTTCGATGCTGCGATTGAACAATTTGACAAAGATGCGTTGCTGTAATCAATTGGCGGTGTCACCTATCATATATCGGCTGCATGGTGCGAAACGAAGAGTCCGAGCCGCCAAATCACTCCTCGCCGTTTAGACGGCAGAAAGACAATATCATGTGCAAATTCTTTAGTATCGTAACCGAGCCGGAAAATCATGGTGGGCAGCGTTTCTATCGTGATTGGCAATATCGCAAGGAACATCTTGACAAGGAAAACGATAGCCACTCCCTGCTTTGCAAAGCCAATGGCCTGGACGAGGATAAGTGCAATAAGTACGAGTTCAACCC